ACTGGTTGTTGCCCGGCCTGTCGGCTGGCTAAGGCGACAACGAGATCCAAGTTAACCGACTAAGCATGTAGAACTGTTCATGGAAGTCTTGCGGACGCGGGTTCGATTCCCGCCGGCTCCACCAATACTCAAAATCCCAACCCTTATCCGGTTGGGATTTTTTTTGCCCCTTCCCCCTGAAACGCATGGTTGCCTCGCGAGCGTGACCGCCCCAAACTCGGCGTTCTCGCCTCCGTCCAGGCGTCTCTGTTCTCGGTTTTCTCTGGTGGTCTCGAGAGCGTTCTCGAGGCCACTTCCATTGCCGTCAATGGGTTAGAGGCGGTCGGTTGTTGTTGGCAACTCCTGTAGATACGGCGACCGCAGAAAAGTTTATCTGTGCTTCTGTAGGGGCAATTGTCAGCTAGAGTGATCGCGAGCACGCGCCGGCTGAAAGGTTAGAAAAGGCTGGTTGCGGTCGCTTGTAGCGCAATGCTCTGGTTTCCGCTCCCAGCTGTAAGCGGGGTGGCGAGCAGCTATTGGTATGCCCGACAATTTGAGCAAGCAGGGAGGATTGCGTGTTATCACCACTTCAAGTTCGCAACGACGACATCAAGCTATTGCGCGATACGCAGCTTGTTGAACTACTTTATCAGTTGATCAACCTGGAACTGTCCGCTCACAGCATTCATAAGTACGACAGCCGAGTACCTCTTTCTATTTACATTCCCGACGGTGGTATCGATGGTCAGGCGAAATGGACGGACGGCCCGGAATCGACTGACTGGCTCCCTTCGCGACTCGTCGGATTTCAGGCTAAGGCTACAGAGATGGCACCGGCCGATTGCGAAGCCGAGGTCTTAGACAAGGCAGGCCGCCTTAAATCCGAAGTGCGCGCATTGGTCGAGGCAAATGGGGTATACGCCCTGTTCCTCGGACGCGACTGCGTCGAAAAGTCCAAGAGGGTAAGAATCATAAAGTTTGAGCAGGCCATCGTTGGTGCTGCCCGCAAGGAGGGGTTGACGCTCGTTGCGAAGCCGACGGTCCGGATCTACGATGCAAACGACATTGCGACTTGGACCAACAAGTACCCTGCGGCCGTCTCCAAGGTCTTTGGGTTCCTACGCCGAGGCGGTGCTGCTGCACTGACCTGGGGCGAACTGGCCGGCTATCCCGGGAACGAATCAGTCTTTGTGCAAGAGGACGAGGCGCGGCAAAGGGTCATAGCGGGGTTAAAAGCCGCAAGCAATGGATCTCGAAAGGTCACGCGTCTGTTAGGTGCCTCAGGTCTTGGGAAGACTCGGCTTTTGCTGGAGGCCTTCCGCCCGCCCAAGGATGCAGCTACAGACCCTGACCAAGCCCGCTTGTCCAGCTCGTTCTGCTATCTACAATTGGCCAAACACCCCGATGTGGAGCGCGTTCTTCTCGAGTGGAGGCGCCTTAATTGCGCCGGCTTAGTGATCGTCGATGACTGCCCGATCGAATTGCACGAGCGATTGACGGACGAGATACTTCGAAGTGACAGCCGACTCTCAATCATCACGATTGGCAATGACGCTGTTGAGACTGCCTATGTTGGAACACAAACCAGCGTTCTGACGGTACTACCCGCATCCGACGAGCTAATCGAAGCGATTTTGGCTCTTACCTTTGCGACGTTGAGCGGAGAGGATTGCGGTTTCATCGCGCGGGAGTTGGCTCAAGGATATCCGCTGATGGCACTTCGGATGGCAGAGGCCCGCCTTAACGGCGCTCCGCTCACAGCGAGAATTACGCCGCAGATCCTAGCGAAAGCCTATGGACGGCCAGTAGCGCCCGACTCAAAAGCTGCGAAAGTAATTGCAGCTTGTGCGCTTTTCGAGTCTGTCGGGATCGAAGGCGAGATGGCACATGAGCGAGAATTTGTGCGGACTACCTTTTGTCCGGACGTTTCCACTGAAGACTTCTACGCAGAGCTCGTTGAGTTCGTAAAAAGCGGTGCGCTCACACGTTACGGGCGAATTGTTCAAGTACGCCCACGTCCGCTAGCGATCCGACTAGCTGCGGATTGGTGGGAAAGATGCGCTCCAGAGCGGGCCGAAGCCATCGTTACCTTGGATTTCCCTGATGCACTTTCACAAGCGTTCTGTGCGCGTCTCCGAATGCTCGACTTCGTGCCATCGCTTGCGGAAGTTGCAAAGGGCCTTTGCGGGGCTTCTGGCCCTTTTGGCCAAGCGAAGGTGCTGACTTCTGATCTGGGTTCGCAGCTCTTTCGCGCTATTGCAGAGGTGAATCCAGAGGCGGCAATTTCGGGTCTGACACGAGCCCTCGATGGCCAGAACGTCGATGCCCTCAAGTCTATCGAAGGTGCCCCTAGGCGAAACATCGTTTGGGCCTTGGAAAAACTAGCTTTCTGGGAACGAACCTTCTCTGCGTCTATTGCTTGCTTGGCTCAGCTTGCCATTGCAGAAAACGAGAACTACTCGAATAACGCCACAGGCGTCTTGTCTCGGTTATTCACTGTGCTTCTTTCGGGAACCCAGGCTCCGCTATCTCTGCGCCAGTCAGAGCTTTTTCGCATGGCGAGAAGTGATGACATGGCCCTTCGACGAATCGCAGTCGAAGCGCTGGACAAGGCGCTTACGACGGACAACTTCATTGGCACAGCCGGCGGGAGGTCACAAGGTAGCAGCGGCCCTTTGAAGGAGTATCGACCCAAACTCTGGCAAGAAGTCTTCGACTACTGGCAGTGCTGTCTCGGCGAACTTTCTGCCATGGTTGTCTCGGAATCGCCACTTTCTCAATTGGCCGCGCGGACCATTGCCAGCCATATTCGGGGTCTTACAAGAATTGGACGAATTGATGATGTCGAAGCGGCTCTGCGCCAAGTTGTAGAAGCGCACGGGCCGGTCTGGCCAGAAGCCCTTGACGCTGTCAGGGGCGTGCTACGGTATGACCTATCCAGTACTCCGCCCGAGGCAGAGCAACGAATTCGACGGTGGATCGACTTGCTCACTCCCACTCAACTACCCGAGAAAATTCGCTTAATCGTGACAGAGGCGCCCTTTGAGCACGAAGAATCTGAGCAAGGTTCGTGGGCCGACATCGCAGCACAACGAGCCGAACAACTTGGCCTCGAATGCGGTCGGGCATGGAAAGAGAAATTCGACCTCTTTCAATTAATTATGGAGGGTGGGCAGCGTCAGGCATTTAGCTTTGGCCGAGGCCTCGCGTTGGGAAGCGCCTTTTCGGGGGAGCTGCTTGAACGCCTGCTGTCACGATTTTCGAACATCACGCGCGAAAGGCGAAATGCCTTACTGTTGGCTGGCTGGATGTCCGGTTTGGATAACGCGGAACCGCCGGCATGCGATCGGCTTTTTGAGTTCTTGGCTGGTCACTCGGAGTATTCAAAGTTCTTGCCCTCCATTGCCCGTGGAATCAAGCTTAGTGATGCGCGCATTGAGGTGCTGACCGGGTTGATTAATGGTCGCTCTATCGAGCCGGATCAGCTCTATGGGCTTTCATACGGACAGGCCATGTCCGATGTGTCGAACTCTGTCTTAGTGGCGCTGAGTCGTGCACTCGCTTCGACGGGCACCGAGGGAGCTTGGGTGGCGCTTGATATTCTATTCATGCGCAGTCACGGGCAACCGGATCACGCGTCGGAGCTTACAGCCGAGTTTACGGAGCTGCTGTCATTAAAGGGATTGTTGGCTAAGTCGAGGCGTCAACTGGATTTGCATATCTTCGAAACAGTTGCCAAGCGCCTAATTCCAGATTCCCCTGACTTAGGACGCCACATCGCGGCCGAGCTTGTCGAAGCGATCGTGACGGATGGGGACTTGAATCACATTTTTGTGCAGAACATGTTTGAGGTTCTGCTTGCGCAGCAGGGAGCATCGTGTTGGCCCGTGCTGAAAAACGCCCTGACAACAGGGGATCGGCTTGGACGATGGCGGCTAGCGGCCAGCCTTCGGGATCCGATCGGACACCGAGAATTTCAGCGGATACCCGCATCACACTTGCCGCTTGAGTTGCTCAGGCAATGGTGTTTAGAAGCCCCGGATAGTGCCCCACAGTTGGTGGCCGACTTGGTCCAGCTAATACAATTCGAAGCAAGTCCACCGCGGCTATCTGATGCAGTGATGATGCTCTTGAATGAGGCAGGAGACAGTGAGGCAGTGTTGTCCTCGCTGAGTGCAGGGCTGAACACGTTCATGTGGTCGGGATCTCCTGCGCCCTTCTATAACCGCTTGATCAACTTGATGGAGCCCCTAAAAAACCATGGACGTGCGCGCGTGGTTCAGTGGGCATTCGAAATGATTCGCACGGCAACTGCAAACAGAGATCAGCAGTTGCTAGATGATCAAGAGCAAGACGCCGGGAGGTGGTAATTCCTGTTCGACTAAGCGGTTGGGAATGGCGGATGTACTCCAAACTACCCTGGATTTGCTGGATCGGTATGAGCTCGTAGCAAGCAGACTCGAGCTGACGTCTGCTTTCTCATGGACAACGGCCGCCTGAATTGATGCCGGCTAGGGGCCGCTCACGCTGCATTGATGACGGTGAATACATTGATCGTATGCAAATTTGTGTCGAAAGAGGCAGTTCATTCTTGTAATTTTTCGGAGAATCCACGTTTCTGGGACGCCCAACAGCTAGGCCACGGGCGGCGCATTACCGTCTCCAGCACGACACCAGGCGAATTAGTCAGGATTCCCAACACCTCCGGTGCCAGCAGGGTCAGGCGCAGCAATCGACGAACCTGCGTCACGTCCATCGCTTCGGCTTGCGCGATTTCGGCCACCGACGCGGCTCGCTGCTCGTCCAGTAGGCGTTTCCAGTGGTGCGCCAACCCGAGCGCCCGCATCAGCGAAGTGTCCTGCGCCGTGGCCCGAGCTTCGCGCTCCCTCGTTGCCTCCGACAGGAATTGCTGCGGGGCATCAAACGGCGTGATGGCCTGCTTCTTGATCCCCCGCTTCACCAGGGTCCAGGGTACGAAGGTCTCCAGTCGCACGCCGCCAGCCGGATTCGGAAGTTGGTAAGTGACCGGATCGCCCTTGAATCGACCCCGGTGTTTCTTGCTCATGCCGCCTCCTCGAATCGCCGCACGATCTGCCGCTGAGCTTCCCAATCCACAGGCAGAGGGTTGCGCTGGAACCAGATCAGGTTCATTCGACGCGGTTGCCGTCCCGACATCAGCGCGTCCAGGATGTCAGGCGCGAGCAGGGTCAGACGCATAAGCTCGTTGGGCACCGAGGGATGCAGCCCTTCTGCCCGAGCGATGTCCGAGCCGCTCTTCATAGTGCCGCTGTCGACAAGGTGCTGCCAGTAGAAGCCGCGCGCGATTCCCTCCAACAAGGTGACGTCGTGAACGTCCCGATCGTCGGCGGCTACCCGTCGAGAGCCCCGGCGGCGGAAAGTCAGCGGCACAAAGGTTTCCAGGGAGTCGTCCATCAGGCCTCCATCTCCAAGAGTTCGGCGCCGATCTCCCTCGGGGCGAATTCACCGATCAGGGCGTCCCATCCCAGTTCCCGCCACTTCACCTTGATGCCCTGCACCTCGCCGACGTGGACAAGGTCGATGCGCTCAATCATGAGGTTGGCAATTCGGTGGCGCTCGACCGGGAACAACTGATCCCACACATCGTTCAGCCGGCCCATCGCCATCACCGTCGTGGCCTCGTCTACCTGCGCGCCGGTGCGCTGGATGTGGCATACCACCGATGCAATGGATTCCGGGCTGGTGAGGACCGTCCGGATCTGCGCCACGACCGCTGCCTCGATCTCCGGCGCTGGCAAGCGGTCATAGCCCTTGCCCGGCGCGCCGAATCGGCTCTCGGACTTGGAGACATAGTAAAAGTACTTGCGACCGTTCTTGCGCGAGTAGGTCGGGTACATGCGCTCGCCCGAGGGGGCATACAGAAGGCCGCGAAGCAAGGCATCGGTGCGCGACCGGATCTTGGTCTCCACCGACCGCGCATGTCCATCGCGGGCCAATACGCTGTGGACCTTCTTCCACAGGGCCGCATCGATGATCGGCGGATGCGCGCCCGGATACCAATTTCCCTTGTGGGACAACTCTCCAAGGTAGATGCGGTTGCGCAGCAGCTTGTGCAGGTACTTCTTGTCGATGCGCGCGCCGCTACGGGTCTGTCCCTCCTGGGTCGTCCACGCCTTCGTCGTGATTCCCTCTGCAGTCAGGTTGGCGGCGATCTGTGTCGGTGAGCCGATGGTCAGCATTTCCTCGAAGATTCGGCGCACGACTGGCGCCTCGCTTTCGTTGATGACCAGGTGCCGGTTGTCGACGTCGTAGCCCAGGGGCGGGACGCCGCCCATCCACATCCCTTTGCGTTTGGCCGCTGCGATCTTGTCGCGGATGCGCTCGCCGGTGACCTCGCGCTCGAACTGTGCGAAGGACAGCAGCACGTTCAGCATCAGCCTCCCCATCGAGGTCGCGGAGTTGATCTGCTGGGTGACCGCGCTGAAGCTCACTCCATGCTGGTCGAAGATCTCGACCATCTTTGCGAAGTCGGCGAGGCTGCGGGTCAGGCGGTCGATCTTGTAGACCACGACGATGTCGATCTGGCCGCGCTCGATGTCAGCCATCAATCGCTTCAGCCCAGGCCGATCGGTGTTCCCACCGGAGTAGCCGGGGTCGTCGTAGTCATCGGCCACCGGGATCCAGCCCTCGGCGCGCTGGCTGGCGATGTAAGCCTGGCCCGCCTCTTTCTGAGCATCGATGGAGTTGAATTCCTGGTCGAGGCGTTCGTCGGAAGACACCCGGCAATACACCGCGCAGCGCTTGCGGGTGCGTGTTGCGGCGATCTCGTTCATCGCGCACCTCCCTTGCCCAGTCCGAAGAACATCGGCCCAGACCGATGCGATCCGGTGATCTGACGGGCCACGGAGGTCAGGCTCTTGAAGGACTGTCCCTCGTACTCGAACAGCCCCTCGGCGGTGACCGTCACCCGGTGTTCTCGCTCGCCCCATTCGCGCAGCAGGACGGTGCCTGGCGCGAACTCGAACTCGCGTGGAGCGGCGCGAAGCTTGATCTTGGAATGCTTTGCGCCGATGGCTTCAAGCCGCTGCTTGATCTCGGGCGCCAGCCCGCCAAAGACCTCTTCTTGCAGCTTGTAGGCAATGCGGGACTCGACGTGGGTGCGGTTCGGGTAGTCCGGCCGGCGGGGGAAGTACCGATCCCACACGGTCCAGAGTTCTGCCATTGGCAGGCAGGACAGTTCGGTGATCCGCGCAGCTACGGACGCTTGCTTCTCGTTCATCACAACTTCTCCTGTTGATAGGGGGTTGTATGAACGCTCTGGTTGGGCAAGAAGCCAAGCCGAACTTCGCTATGGCGTGGCTCGTCGGTGACTTGGGCGCGGACGATGGCCGCCGCAAGGATCGTGGTGATTTCGCCTGCGCGGGCGCTGGGGACCATCTCCGAGGGAGAGGCGAGTTTGAGGTTCTTCATGACGGCTCCGGGGAATTGCAACCGTCACAGATGATGTGACCGAACTTCCGAAGCGGATGGCAATTCCGGGCAATCAGACAACCAAATTGCGCGTTTAGTAAACAGTTGACCAACATCCAGCCACCCGTTATGATTGACCCAAATTAACCAATCACGCAATCAGGTCACAAACATGGCATTCGGCGCGTACATCCGTAAGAAGCGCGAAGAGAAGGACATCCAGCTCAACGACTTCGCCAAGCTGCTGGATATCTCCCCCGCGTATTGGTCTCGCATTGAGCGGGAGCTGGAGAAGCCCCCCAAGGACGAGTTGATCCGCAAGGCTGCCGAGCAACTCGGCCTCAATGTGGACGACGCTTTCGTCGAGGCCAGCCGCCTGCCACCCGACATGCGCGAAAACGTCGGCGACCTGGTCCGCATGTACCGCAGACAAGGCACGGAGAACAAGTGAATGCCGGCACTGACATTGGACTACCGGCATTGCGACCGTAAGCGTCCCCGTTTCATCAAGCATTCAGAAGTCGAAGCCATCGCGTTGATGGCGCGGCAGCAACTCGTCGGACCGGCCGTTGATGCGCTTTCACTGGCGCTGTTGTGCGACGTCTCGCGCCTGAAGATCAATGGCGTCGCGTTCGATCTGGCGGTCGATACCCAAAACACGGTTCACGATGAGAGCGGCAACCCGGTCCTGGGGATTTGCGAGTACGACCCCGGGGTGCCGGACACCGCGATGGTTTCAGTCTCACCAGTAGGCGACGGCGCCAGCGAGGAACTCGTGTTGAGCACCCTTGCCCATGAAATCGGACATGCGGTCTTTGACAGCCCCGGGTGGATTGTTGATGCCAGCCGTGGTCCGGGCCTGTTCGACGCCATCGATGACGGTGCGCGCAAGGTCTATCGCACTACCACGCGCGACGGCGACCATCTCGCGAAGTCAACGGTTGCTACAGATGGTGCGGCGCCTAGTGCTCGGGGTGAGGAGTACTTCGCCGAGTTGCGCGCCAATGAATTCATGGGCTCGCTCTTGGTGCCGCGCCAGCGCCTGTATGCCGTAGTTGAAGAATTGGCCCCGGAGAACGACGTAAAGATTGTTCGCGGCCCGTCACTTGATCCTGACTACCCGGGCATTGGTCTGACGCTGCATACCGAGGGTGACTTTGGCTTCTTCTACCTTGAGACGCTCAAGCGCGCGGTCGCCAAACGCTTCAACGTCACGCCCCGGTTTGCCGCGGTGAGGATGGAACGCTATGGCCTTCTCAAGACGGGCGGCCTCATCAGCTGACAGATCCTGTGACACACGCAGCCGACTTCGTGTCGGCATTTTTTGGACGGATGAATTAACAACACGCGCAATCGCGCACTTTTGGCGAAGGAGTAGTTCGAATGACGGCAGTCAAACAACAAGATGCGAAGCCAACTCGCAAGAAGGCTGCCGCCGAGCAGTCCGTCAAGCGGTCGGGTCCAAAGGGCAAGGACAAGGGACCAGAACTTCTTCCCCACCTCGAGAATTTCATCATGCTTACCCGCAAGGTTCACCGCCCGCTTTTGCTGCGAGCGCTTGTCGAGGGCGTGCTCGGCTCGACGCTGACCCCGCTGCGAGAACTAACTGAAGACGCCAAGGGATCGTTGCCGATTCCGTCCCGCAACGCCGTCTTTGCGGTCGTCGCAGAGATCGGCCACGCCGACCACGTTCGCATCGAGCGCGCGGCTGAACGCGTTAACCTGCTGTGCGACGAGTACGGCACGCTCGCCGTCGCTACGTTGCTCGATACGAGCGATCCGCAGGACGCCGCAATTCTCAGCGCGCCCACCGACAAGGTTAGCCGCGCGCTCTACCTCTATCTCCGCCAGGAGTTTCCCGCCGTCGATGACGCTGGCGACAGTCGCTTCGATCACGCCGAGACCCAGCAGGGGATGTTGCAGCAGTCGCAGAGCGACAGGTACTCCAGCCACTACATCGGCCCCAAGGGCGCCCAGCCCGCGCTTCCGGAAGTTGCCGAGCAGGCACTGCGGCAGCGCCTCACAGAACTCTTCCCAAAAATCAAACCAGACGACATTCTCATCGAGCACTTCGAGCATCGCGACACAACAAAGGCGGGCAACCCGGTCACGCTCTACACGCTGACGGCGAAGTTCAACGGCAAGGAGGTTCACTACCAGCGAATCGCCGATGGCGAGGTCCAGGACATCGAATCGCCGGCGGTTACAGACGTCCGCTACTCCTGGCACACGGGCAAAGGCGAGCTCTCGGTGTTTTGCGATGATCTCGAAGTTCGGCCCGAGTTGGCAAAAATCTTCCGTGACATCGTGCTCGGCGGCAGTGGCGACATCCGCTCAATGCCGATGCGCGAGTTTGACCTGATGGGCTTCAGCACTCCCGCAATGCTGAAGCGCTTCAAGACGGATCGCATTGACGGTATCGATGGCATCGAGATCCGACAACTCGTCGTCGCCAAGCCGGAATTGCGGCAAGTGAGCGTGCGCGGTAGGACCGTGGAGCGCCGAATCGAGAACCCGTTGACGATCCATCGCCATCGATTCGAGGAGCGCAACATCTACGTCGTCGCCCGCGAAGTTCACTCCCTTCTGGATCTCACCGGATACGTCGTCCAGAGGGTCAAGCTGACGATGCGCGTCGCCAAGACGCTTCATCGAAAGGCACACACCGTGTCGGTTCAGATCACCGCGCCGAACGGCTTCGCCGACGGTCGCCTGACGAAGGACGACAGCGAACTCGTATTCGCCCAGCTGATGCGCCTGGACTGCGCGCACCAATACTGAGGTCGCCATGAACCCGCATGCTGAGTTCCTGGCCTGCCTTGAGCAAGCGCGCAGCGTAGACGCGAACGTCCTCGCAGATGAGTTTCGCGGCTGCGCAGAGCAGTTCGCGGCACAACGCTGGATCATCCGGCAGGGCTACCAGACGACGATCCTCGTACCGGTTCTCAACGCCGAAGAAGAAGTCGAGGTGGCTGTCGACGAGGAACATGGGATCTACACCTACCGCAGCCCTGCGTATCCGCGGCGATTTCTGACTCGGCCGCTCGAAGACATTTCCACGTACGCCTTCAACGTCGATGCGTGGCTGGATGCGATTGCCGAGATCCTCGACATCGAGAACGCCCACCGCGCGCGCAGGCGCGACATCATCGATGGCCACCTCTGGCATCTGGGCGACGTCCGTGTCGGGCGCACGCACCAGTTTGCACCGATCTACATAGCGCGCCGCCTCTTGCAATGCGCTGCCGATTGGCGAAAGCAGATGTTCGATGCTGCACGCTCGGGGCACGGCATCGTGATCACCGCCAGCGATCTAGACGGAGGGTTGCCGAATGGCCACCAACGGTGCGGACTCGACGCTCTTCTGATCTCCGACGCCGATGGTGTCGTTTGCGACCGCGATGTTATGAACCGCTTGCTGCGCGGCGTGCCCGCAGACAGGTGCGAGCCCGATGAATGGTTTGATGAGCGCAAGGGCGAGCTCAAGCTGCATCACATGACGATGCCCAAGGTATTTTCCGGCGAGAAGCAGAAGGCAGTTATCGCAGCATTTTGGAGGGGGCGTCACGAGTCCAGTATCAAGTGGTCGGATGTTGTTGCCCGAACAGGTTGTGGGCGAGACCCCGACAGCGTCTTCGGCAAGAAGGTCTGGCGCGAATGGCTTGAAAGCCCTGGACACGGCCACTATCGGTTGAGACTCCGGGAGCAGCACCGATCCTGAATTTCCGGTGTTTTATCCGGAGAGCAATCCGGAATTGATCCGTAACTGCGTCCCAAGAATAAGCAGTGCCCACTTTTTTCAAAGGAGCACTGCAAATGGGAAATCCAACCCCCCTCGTTACACAAGGGCGCCTCCCGCGCTCACCAAGCCCCGGCGGTCCTAATCAGACCCGCATCGCGCTCGACGAATTCGAGCTCGCCTGTCGCTGGGGACTGTCTGTCAAGACTCTGCGCCGCTGGCGTCAAGAGCAGCTCGGTCCGATCTACTGCAAGCTCGGTCGCCGGGTCACCTACCTCCTGCACGAAATCGAAGCCTTTGAGCGCCGCGTCTCGCGTTACTCGAGCTTCGCTCGTGCGTACCAGTGAGGGGAATGGTCATGACCGATATCACCATCTTCCCCGACCGGCTGACCGCAATGACGGAGGCCGACCTGGCAGCGTTGCCCGCTGAACAGCTGCGCGAAATTCATTTCAATCTCGCGCAGCTGGTCGAGTGGGTCAGGAAAGCGCAGGCCAAAACCCACAACGCAATGAAGCGCCGGTACGCCGAGCAGGAGCGGACAGCGCGCTCCGAGGCTGGCAAGGACTTCGGCACCGTCCATTTCCAGGACGGACCGATCCGCGTCACGGTCGACACGCCCAAACGCGTTGCCTGGGACCAGAAGCAACTCGCTGAGATGGCCAAGCGCATTGCTGCCAGCGGCGATCGCATCGAGGACTACCTGGACGTCGAGTTCAGCGTCCCGGAGTCCCGCTTCACCAACTGGCCCACGGCGCTGCGCGAGCAGTTCGCAGCCGCCCGCACCGTCAAACCCGGCAAGGCCTCCTATGACCTGACCGCCGAATCCGAGGACTGAATCATGAAATTTCTGAACAAGCTTGTCCTGCGCAAACGCGTCGGTTCTTTTTACGCCGATCACCTGCCAAATGAAATCCGCTATCGCAACCGCGCCGGCGAGGACGTCTCCGTCCCCACCGAGAGCGCAACCGTCGATGAGTTGGCGTTTGCCCTCCAACTGGCATCCGAGGAGCAATCCATCGTCAGCCGTCGGCGCTCGGCGATCGAGGATCTGTACCAGAACGCCCGCAAGTCCGGCGCGCTCGGTGCGGATCGGATGACCGATATCGCGTGGAAGGAATGATCATGAGCACCCTCATTCCCTTCCAATTCGAATCCCACGCCCTGCGTGTGCAGGTCGATGAGGTCGGCCAACCTTGGTTCAACGCCAGCGACGCTTGTGCTGCTCTGGAGCTCGGTAACCCACGGCAAGCACTCGACAGCCATGTGGATTCAGAGGACGTCCAGAAACTGGACACCCTTACCCCGGGCGGACGCCAGAGGCAGAACCATGTCAACGAGTCCGGCTTGTACGCGCTGATCCTCGGCAGTACAAAGGACGCCGCGAAGCGATTCAAGCGCTGGGTCACCAGCGAGGTCCTGCCCGCGATCCGCAAGACCGGCACCTACTCCGGCACCCCGGTCGCCACCTTGCCGGCACCCACCCAGGACCGCGTGTCCTCCCTCCTGTTGATCGGTGACGCCGTTGCCAAGGTGCCGGGCGTGAAGGCCGGCATCGCCATGGCGGCCACGCTCACCTGCATCCAGGAGAACACCGGGCTGGTGATCGAGACGCTGCGCCGCGCGCTGCCAGCCGCCAATGAGCCGACCTGCTCGCACAACGCGACGCAGTTGGGGAAGCTGGCCGGATCTTCTGCCAAAGCCACCAACCAGCGCCTTGCAACCCTCGGATTTCAGTTCCGTAACGAGCGCGACGAATGGGAACTCACCGACGCCGGCAAGGCGTGGGCCGAGGCCATGCCGTTCTCGCGCAACGGTCACAGCGGCTACCAGATTCTCTGGAATCCGGCGGTCGTCGATCAGCTTAAGGAGGTGGCGTGATGGCACTGCCGATCATTACTGCCGACCAGCGGCTGCGCGAGAAGAAGGGCGTCAAGCTGGTTCTGCTCGGCAAAAGCGGCATCGGCAAGACCACCCAGCTCAAGACGCTGCCTGAGGCGACCACGCTCTTCGTCGATCTCGAAGCCGGCGATCTTGCGGTCAAGGAATGGCGTGGCGACTGCGTCCGCCCGGCCACCTGGCCTGAGTTTCGCGACCTGGTGGTGTTCCTGGCCGGACCCAATCTGGCGCTGCCGCCCGAGTCACCGTATTCGGAGGCGCACTACCAGCATGTCTGCGAGCGCTATGGCGATCCGGCTCAGCTGGCCAAGTACGACACCTACTTCGTCGACAGCATCACGGTTCTTGCTCGCCTGGCGCTGATCTGGTCCAAGGCCCAACCGCAGGCGATGTCCGAGCGTACCGGTAAACCCGATACGCGCGGCGCCTACGGCCTGCTCGGCACCGAGATGCTGGGCGCCCTCATGCACCTGCAGCACGCCCGCGGCAAGCATGTCGTGTTCGTCTCGATCCTCGACGAGCGCATGGATGACTTCAACCGCAAGGTGTTCGTGCCGCAGATCGAAGGTGCCAAGACCGCAGCTGAGTTGCCCGGCATCGTCGATGAGGTCGTGACGCTCGCCGAGATCAAGGCCGAGGACGGCTCGTCCTACCGCGCCTTCGTTACCCAAACCATGAATCCCTATGGCTTCCCGGCCAAGGACCGCTCCGGCCAGCTCGATCTGCTGGAGCCCCCCGATCTGCGCGCGCTCATCGACAAGTGCGCCGCCGCCACCCACACCCAATCAAACAAGGAGTAACCCCATGTCCGCCTGGAACGATTTCAACGATGCCGAACAGCAGCAATCCTTCGACCTGATCCCCAAGGGCACGGTCGCCCGTGTCCGCATGACCATCAAACCCGGTGGCTTCGATGACCCGGCGCAGGGCTGGAACGGTGGCTACGCCACCCAGAGCTTTGAGACCGGCTCGGTCTACCTGTCCTGTGAGTTCGTGGTCCTCGAGGGCGAATTCGCCCGTCGCAAGATGTGGTCAAACATTGGCTTGCAAAGCCCCAAGGGTCCGAACTGGGGAAATATGGGCCGCACTTTCGTGCGCGCCGCGCTCAACAGCGCTCGCAACATCCGGCCTCAGGACAACTCGCCGCAGGCCGCTGCTGCCCGCCGCATTGCGGGCTTTCATGAGTTGGACGGGCTCGAGTTTGTCGCGCGCATCGATGTCGAGAAGGGCGGCCGCGGCGAGCTGAAAAACGTGGTGAAGCTCGCCGTCGAGCCGGACCATCCCGACTATGCACGGGGCACCGGCGGAGCCGGCGCCACTGGAGCGCCTACGCGGCCCACGGCTGCGTCGTTTGCCTCCCAGGCCCCCATGGCCGCGCCTCCTGCTGCGACGCCCGCACAGCGCCCTACAGCGCCCGGCAAACCGGCTTGGGCTCAGTGAGGGGGATGCGTGAAATGCTGGGTCTGCACACGACAGGCGCGCGGGTACGGCCATACGGACAACCGTCATGGCATCGG